GTACCACACGCTGTTCTTGGACTAATTTTATTTACTTTTATTTCACTCATAATTTACCTATTGAAACTTATACCTTATTATTACAACTCCACTACCACCAGCACTCGCTGCTGCTCCGGGAGTGCATATATTACCTCCACCACCACCGCCTTGATTTGCAGCTCCAGCAGCTCCTGGAGTTGAATCCCAACCACCACTACCAGCACCAGAGCCTGGAACTACTGGTCCTCCTTGGTGTTGTCCCGATCCACCACCACCTGCTGATCTAATTACTGGAGATCCATTAATTGTATTTGTAACACCTGTTCCACCTGCTCCACCTGTTGAAGGAGCTGTCGTATTTCCACCTACTGCACCTGCTCCACCGCCACCGCCTGCACCATTGTCAGGAGATTGTGGATTTGGACCTGTATTAGAACCACCAACACCACCTGAATTTCCTTGAGGAGGAGAAACTGGAGGAGTATTTCCTGCTGCACCTAAAGCTGGAATACCTCCACCACCTCTTCCACCACCGCCGGAACCTCCGGCTCCTGGATATGAAGGAGGATTAAATCCCGGACCTGAAGAAACTGAACCTCCACCACCGCCTCCTGCTGAAGTAATACTTGTTGGTAATGCAGCTATTGAATTTGAACCTGGGTTTCCATAAGAGGGTGCAGATGCTCCACCTGCTCCTACTGTTATTGGATATGCTCCTGCAGATACAGGGACTGATGCAGGAGTAGCTAAAGGTGTTGCAGTCCAACATCCTGAAACAGGTGCTGATTTAGATTCTCTAAATCCACCAGCTCCGCCGCCGCCTCCGCCATCACCACCTGAACCACCTCGTCCACCACTACCGCCTCCGGCTACTACCATATAATCTACTATTGCTAATGGACCTGATCCTGCTGAAACACAAAATGTTCCTGGGCCTGTAAATGTATGAACTTTGAAATTTGTACAAACTGTTGTAATAGTGCCACCTGTAGCTGTAATATGCTGAGCACCTACATCTGAAAATTCTGATTGTGTTACTGATCTCCAACCAACTGTTGAATCAATATAAACTAAAGTAACACCTTCGCCGTCTGTAGCTAACGTTATGTTACCACTACCACCATTTATTTTATTTGAACCATTGGGTGTAATAGTTAAACTATTTGAACCAAAAGTATTTTTATAATCTTGAACCGCCACAATATTACCGGCAGAACCTGCAGGTAAATTCATAGTAAATCCACTTGATGTTGTGTCTGCAAAATAACCTTCGCCATTAGCTGCTGTAAATGTTGTTGTTTTAATTGCACCTGTCTGCCAGTTTACTGAACCCTCTCTACCAAAACCTGATTGTGTTGCACCTGATGCAAGAGCCACACTACCACCACATCTACCAATTGTAACTGTTGCGCCACATACAACAATTGTATTACCAGCTCCTGATCCTACTGTTGTTGTTGATCCACATTTTTTAATGATGTTTGAATCATCTGAAACTTTATTTATATTATCTACTTTAATTTTACTTGTCATAATTATTTATATTTATACCTTATAATAACAATCCCTGAACCACCTGCTGCACCTTTACCTACAGGATTTGGTATACCTGGATTACCTCCGCCACCACCGCCGCCACCAGTGTTAGCTGTTCCTGCAACAGCGCAACTAGGCATTCCGCCAGCACCGCCACCGCCAGAACCACCGGCTGCTCCTGATGGTGCACAAGGAGGAGCTCCGCCTCCTCCACCGCCTCCGGCATAAGTTACCGGACTATTATTAATACTTGTTGTTGCACCTGCTCCACCTGCAGAAGCTCCTCCACTTAAAGAGTTAGTAGATGCTGCTGTAGCCCCACCACCACCAGTAGAGGCTCTTTTGTAACCCCCTGCTGGAACGTGACCTACTGCTGCTCCCGCATTATTTCCTTGGGCCGGTGTAACTGGAGGTGTATTTCCTGTTCCTCCTGTACTTGTTGATCCACAAGGACCTCCCCAATAAGCTGAAGCATTACCTCCGCCTGAACCACCTGGGCCTCCTGGATTATTTCTTGGTGTAGGTGGAAGACCTCCTCCACCAAAACCGCCTCCTGCGGCTGTAATTGTAGCAAAAATTGAATTAGCTCCTTGAGCACCACATCCAAAAGCACCAGTTGTAGAACCACTAGGGACTGGACTTACCGCGCTAGGACCTGTGCCACAATCTCCACGAGCTCCACCAGCACCAACTGTTATTGGATAACCTTGCACTGTAACTGTAACTGCGTTTGTAGGTGCGTTAGCTACTAAAGGAGATGCTGTAAAATTATCTACAGGTGCATTTCTACCTTCTCTAAAACCACCGGCACCGCCACCGCCACCACCCCACGAACCTTGTGTAGCTCCACCACCAGCTCCTCCGGCTACTACCATATAACCTACTGTATTGTCTGCTGCTGTAGTTGAAATTTGTGAAACACAAAAAGTTCCAGGACCTGTAAATGTATGAATTTTAAAATCTCCTGTACAAGTTACAGTTCCACCTGTTGCAATTAAATTTGTTGAACCTTGTGCTGCAAAATCTGAATCTTGTATTGATCTCCAACCAACTGTGCTATCAATATATACTAAAGTTAAACCTTCTCCTTCTGTTGCTAATGCTATTAATCCTCCAGCTGAACCACCATTAATTTTTTCTGATCCATTTGGCGCGATAGTTAAATTATTTGTATCAAAAGTATTATTATAATCTTGAACAGATACAATATAACCTGCAACACCTGCTGGTAAATTCATTGTAAATCCACCACTTGTAGTATTTATAAAATAACCTTCACCATTTGCTGCGGTAAAAGTTGATGTTTTAATTGAGCTTGTTTGCCAATCTACAGTTCCTGTTCTACCAAAACCTGTTTGCGTTCCATTGTTTGTAATTGTTACACCACTAGGAATAACAAAAGAATCTCCACTGTCTCCTAATGTGGTTGTACCACACGCTGTTCTTGGACTAATTTTATTTACTTTTACTTCACTCATAATTATTGATATTTGTACCTTATTACAACTATACCAGAACCACCAGATCCACCATATAATGCTGCTCCAGGAGGGTTAGGATAACCTCTACCTCCGCCACCGCCACCACCGGTATTAGCTGTTCCTGCACCTGTTGCAGATGGGGGATTACCAGCAGCACCGCCACCTATACCACCCGGTCCAACTGTATTTTCTATTCTTGCACCTCCGCCACCACCACCAGCGAAATAATACTTACAACTTGAAACTTGCCCAGAAGTTCCAAAACCTGTTACACCTGCACCTGCACCACCAGTACCACCAGTATTAGGAGGAGCTGTACCTCCAACTGCTGTAGCACCACCGCCACCGCCGCCTGCATTATCACCAACATCTCCACCGTCATTTCCTTGAGAGGGAGAAACTGGAGGTGTATTACCAGATCCTTGTCCACTAGGAACATTAGATGGTGCTCCACCACCGGAACCTCCATCAGCACTTCCTGGCGGGTGTCCTGCTTTTGCACCAAAGCCACCACCTGCTGATGTAATTGTTGAAAAAATTGTATTAGAACCATTTGAACCACAGGCTCCTGGTGGAGAACTACAAGTTGGAGCTGTACCACCAGCACCAACAGTTATTGGATAAGCTGTTGCTGAAACAGTTACTGCTGTTCCACTTGGAAAATTGTTTAAAGGAGATGCTGGATTACCTGATTGTGGATTAGTTGTTGTATTTGCATAATACCTAAAACCACCTGCGCCTCCGCCACCAGGACCATTTCCACAGTTTCTGTTACTTCCTGATCCACCACCAGCAACAACTAAATAATCTACTGTATTATTTGCAGCACTTGATCCTGCCGTGGACACAGTAAATGTGCCCGGACCTGTAAATGTATGAATTTTGTAATCTCCTGAAGTAGTTTCAGTACCACCTGAAGCACTTACAAAAGCATTACCTCTAACATTAGATGTTGAATCCATTGTGTTAATCCAACCTTGAGTATCATCTACATAAATAAAAGTAACTGATTGACCTTCAGTGTTTAAAACTACACCTGCATTTGTACCACCTATTTTTTGTGAACCATTTGGCGTAACTGTTAAATTATTTGATTGCCAAGTTCCTGCATAATCTGCAACCGAAACTATAGAACCAGCAGTTCCTGCCGGTAAATTCATTGTAAATGCACTAGCTGTAGTATTTGCAAAGAATCCATCTCCAGACACTGCAGTAAATGTACCTGTTTTAGGAGTTGTATCCCAATCAACAGTTCCTGTTCTACCAAAGCCTGATTGTGATGCACCTGTCCCAAGTGTTACTGTATCTCCAGATTCACCTAAAGTTAAAGTTGTTCCACATTGTGGTGCTACTGTATTTACTTCTATTTTACTCATTAAACTATTACCAACGTTCCTGTTACTGTGATAGTTGCAGGAATTGTAATAGGTCCTGCGAGAACTGCATTTTCTACAGTTTGTGTGCCATCAATTGTTGATGCTTGATTTTTTATAAATTCATCTGGAGCGTACTGCCCTCCGATGTATTGGATTCCATTTATTACTGCCGTCATAATTCCTCCTACGAACTAATTGTATCGATGTACGAAAGAACTACGTCTAAACTACTTGCGGTATCAGAGACGGCTTCTAACGTATCACCACTAGCTAAAACAATTTTAGCGCCACCTTGAATTAATTCAATAGCGCTATTTGGTGGGACCACTACTCCTTTTGCTAAAAAGTAGTCAGCTCCTCCTTTTGCAATTTTAACATCTATTTTAATTGTTGATGTTAAAATATTACAACATCTAATACCTATTACTGCATCATAATTTCCAGCTGCTAGCAATGTAGTATCACCTGTTCCAATTGTTCTTACTAAAACGTTTCTAAAATCTTGTGCCATATTTTTTTCCTATTTATAACGCAACCGCCATTGCTAATGCAAAGCCAGCTGACGCTGCTCCTACTGGTGTTCCTGTAGCATCTAAATAAACAGATTTACTTGCAGGTAAAGTACAAAATACGTCTTTTGTACCACTAGTAAAACTAACTGCTGAATCTGAATTAGAACTGGAGATAACTGTAGTTCTAGTTAAATTTGCACTTGATCCATCTAATGTGCCAAGTCCAACTTCAAATTCTGTAGTCCCTTGATTAAAAATACAATAGTACGTTGTATTATTATTTCCTATTCCTGCTGCAAAAGTTTCAAAACCAGTTACTGCTGAACCAAGTGCCATTGCACCTGTGCCAGTAGTTGTGCTTGTAACTTTTACTCTGTCATTTATTACTAAAGCCATAATTTTCTCCTTAAGCCATACTTATAATTGCATTAGCTGGTGTTGCTGGATCTGGGAAAGTAATTTTAAACGTGCCATTAGTAGCAGTTTTATTTCCTCCAAAATCTAACACAACACATAATTTATCACTGTTAGTATCATTATAAATAGCTGCATAAGCTGCAGTAAAAGTTGCTGATGACCAAGTGGCATCTGCAAAGTCTACTGAAGCAACTGCTGTTGAAGATGCAACAGCTTGAGAACCTAAAGATTCTCCACCGGCTGTATAATTACTTCCACCTGCAGAACTAACTTCTTGTGAAGTTGAGTATGTTGTGCTTGCAGTTGTATACGGATTACCTGTATACAAAGCTATTTTAAATGCGTTACCGCCAGACGAAAAATTATGAGTTCCCGAAAAGAGTTCTCCTCTAAATGCGAATGGTATTACGTTTGCCATATTTTTTTATCTCCTTTAATAACTTGATGGTGATTCAGATTTAATAGGAAGACGAATAACACCATCTTGATATTCGTTTCTGCGTCTACGACCAATTTGTTCAGTAGCATACGTTTCTAAAGCTTCTTTATAAGCTGCTCCATAGTATTGTAACATATCTTGAGGTCCTTTCAAGTATGCATATGCATTTACTAAAGAAGCATATAAAAGTAGGTCTTGATATTTGTTAGATAAATAAGTGCCTGTTGAGCTTTTACTCGCGTCAGTTAAACTAACTGGGTTTTTATTGTAGGCTAAAGTAATTTCGTAAGCTGCATTAGGAGTAGGTGCAATAACCCAATAATTCTCATCCCAATTAGCATAGTATTTAGGAAGAGTGCTAGATGCAGTGCCAGGTGTATCGTAATAAGTAGCTATGTAACTAGGGTCTCTTTGTTCTAAATAAACTTGATTACCAGAGCTATCTTTAAGTTGCACGTATCTGATAACTCTTAAATCTGATGGAATTGTAACATATCGGTTTCCAATAATTGTAGTTGATGTAGCATAGTGTCTTTCCATATCTGCATCAAAAGACCTATAAATTCTTTCTTCTGCGTTTTGTATAAATCTATTTAGTACAGATTCAGTAAAAACTGTACTATCAACTTCTGTGTATGATTTTATATCATCTTGTAAATTTGTTAAAGTGTATGCCATATTATGCCTGTGGTCCTATTGTTTTTAATGTTACCGGACCTGAAGATACATTATACCCTCCTCCATTGATTTGTCCAGTAGTTGCATTACTTCCTGCTGTAAAATAATAATTGTTTGCTGGTGTTAATAATAATCTTACTGTAACACCTGAATTGTGGGCAGCAGCTGTAGATCCAAATGCCCCTCTTGTAACTCCAGTTAATTGATTGTCTGTAACTTCTGTTACGTTAATTTGACCACCCATTTCAGCATGACTTGAACATTGATAATATAATGTTGCAGGAGCTGAACTATCTACAACAATTCTTGTGTATGCACCTTCAGTAACTCCAGGAGTACCAAATGTTGTAACTCCAGTTGTATACTCTCCACCTGATTTATCTGCAGCTGTATAAAATCTTAAAGGGTGAGTTTCATTAGTAGAATCAGTTTGACTAAAAGTATATGTGCCAGTTTTAATAAAATTTAAAGTATCTTGTTGTACATCGTCTATATAATATTTATTACCACTTGCAGTGTTTACAACTCTAACAGAGAAAGTTTGTTGAATATTGTTTGCTGGACCCACACCTGTATAACTAATAATTTCTGTTCCAACTAATGCACCGTATGTTGGAGTGCCACTTGGATTTGCAATTGTTGGTTCAAACGGAGATGTTGTAACTCCATTAAATCCAGTTACACTTGTTAAGATAACATCTGTTGTAGTTGCATCGATAGCTCCATTTAATGTTGTTGTATAACTTGTATACAAACCAGGATTAATTGTATAACCAGCAGCTTGACAAATAGTTGCGCCAGTGATTCCATCAATGTTTGCAATATTACTAAATTGTGGATCAGTAGAAGCAGCCGAACTAGTTGTTGGCGCTCCTCTAAATCTTACAGTATCCCCATAATTTCTTCCATGATTTATAGAAGATACATTTATAATTGGTGAACCTGCAGCAAAAGTTCTTAAAGGATTAAAATTTAAAAATCTTAATGCATCAGGTGGTGGTTGTTGTGGTCTTGATTTAGGTAAAGCTGTTGGATCAGCTTGACTTGGTTTAGGATCTAATTGTGGTTGTTTAGATTCAAATT